CTATTCCAACCAGCCCACGCTAAACGCCAACACATCATCAAACTCGGCAATTTGGTCTAAGTCTCGCTTCATGGCTCGCTGTCTGTCGTGGATCATGAAACCTTGAAGGTTAATGGCGGCTTTTACTTGTTTTAACGCTTCTATCGTCATGCCTTCATGATCGACATTATTGGCGTCAGTCCAATAAGGCGGCATCGAGTCAGACAGTATGGTTGAATCAATCCTCAAACGTGCTTCAGGCCCTGCGTCCCACTCGGCACCATTTGCAGTGACGGTCGTGCTTGGGTCATTTTCCAGTGATGCGCGCCATGCGTTGATCTCTTCTCTCTTTGCTTGCTTAGCGCGGTCAATGCTCTGCACCCAACCTTCTGCTGTGTATTCGTGGTATGGGGTAGGAGGTTCATCAAACGTCCATCCCTCTTTTATGGGGCCAATATCAGTCACGTATTCGGTGTGTCGGCATTCTGCTTTGTTATAAATCAGCGTATCCCTGTGGTCTTCGATTTGCTGCCAGCTGCCTTCCACCAATCTTGGTATATAACCTTCTTCAATGGAGGGTGGGCGCTCCCAAGTGCAGGATTCAGGCAGTTCAAAATAGGTCTCTGACACGACATATTCATTGGCCCATTCATCCCAAAAAGACTCGCCAATCTTGATGTCGAAGATTTGCCATTGCTCACCATCATGCAGCACGGCCTGTTTGAGTGGGTCATGTGCTGGTGGCGGGGTTTCAATCATGCCTTCTGGTATAGCGCCGTCAGGTGAACCCACGACATAGTGTTTACCTTCGATCGAATAGTAAGGTGCTAGCGTCTTGTCTTCGATTTCATCTGACCATGTGCCGATGCCTCGATCGAAGCGCGCAATTAGGCCATCGGTAGAAGGGCTGTATATCGTTTCGGTGTAGTCACTACCGAGCGCTGTGCCTTTGGCCACATGCTGCTGCTCATTACCGAGCCACCAACCTTCGGGTGACAGTCGAGAAACGTTCAAAACGACGGATTGCGGTTGAATGTTGTTCATTAGGCAAGCCTTACTATCCAGTTACATTTGAGGTGGTCGATGGTGTTTTTGAGCGCGCCATTCAGTGCTATGTTGACGATATGGCCATGCGTGCCAATACCCACTGCATGATTGTGATTACCTGCAGCGTTGGTGACACCGCTCACCCCTGGGCCCCCTGAAACGCCAGCATTTTTTTGACCTCCACCATAAAGTCCGGCACCGTTTCGCACGGTTCCTGGGATGTTCTCCATCCAAAAACCTTGATAGTGGGCGTGGTTGCCCGAGGTAGATGTGTATTTTGTTCCGAGGTTGGTCGCGCTGACATTTGAGCCGTCATGACCATGCGATTTCACTTGGCCCTCAGCGAACGCGCCGACGGTTTCGCCATCTTCTTTACCAATAAGACCACGACCACGCATGTCGGGAATGATGCCATCAGGAAAAAGGGTGGCAGTTATGGGGAATAGATCTGTATCAAAGGCTTGGCCTTTCATGATGGCCCAGCCTTCGGGGGCGGTGTCTGACATCCAAGGTTGGGGCGTTCCCACTGGCAAGGCTGTGAACTGAATTAAACGAGACAAGTGGTCAAAATTGTCGGGGTCAAAGGGGACGCCGTAACGCGTTAGTGCGGTCTGAAACTCGCGAATGACGGCGTTAAACCAGTCGGCTCCTGGATAGCTTGGGGCATTGTTCTCATTGCTTTCACTGAAGTAGCCGCCAATCCCTTCACGTGACTTGGTAGCGGGTATCTGTTCTACCTGAGAGCCGTTGTTGAGCAAATGCATTATTGATTACCTTCATAGACAAATTCGTAATATTTCCCGCCGAGTTTGAATTGCTTGAGGGTGCACTCAAGGGTGTTGGCATCGCCTTCGTCTGTGCCATGCACGCGGATACGCAAAAGGTGGCGGTACTTTTCTTCATAAAGGGGATAGGTGCAGCCTCGAAGGCAGTGATGCGGAAAGTGTTCTTCGACCGTAATCTGAAAGCCTAAATCTGCACCGCGTTGTTCGATGTTCCACGCTTGCAGACGGCCTTTTCGTTGGTCTTTTTCAACGGCAGCGGCTTGGCGCTCTGCTATTTGTTGTTGCGGTGCGCCGCACTCAGGTAAACCTAAATACTGTTCATATTCGTCGAGCAGTTCGCGCGCATTGGCGGGGGTCATCTCTTGTTGGATCGCATCCGCTTGGGCATCAATGTCGGCCAGTTGTTTGGCCAGTGCGCGAAGCAGTTTGGTTTGATTCGCCTCATCATCACACGGCCAAGCAAGGCCCTGTGGCATCAGTTGCTGCAGGACATCAAGCCAAGCCTCTGTCGATTGGGCTGCGGTCACTCTATCCACTGCGGCGCCTCGAAGGTGATGAGCTCATCGCTTTGGCTGATGATGTCGCTGGCAAGTGGGGTAGCGTAATCCATTACGCCCGATGCGGTGCCAATGGCCGTACGCACTTGAGACAGTAAAATGCGGCTACCAGGGCTTGCGAACTGGCGCTCTAACTGGGTGAGTTGTGCCACGACAGCGGCGCGGGTCTCTGCAGTGTCGGGGGTGAGTGTGATGGCCAATTGAACGGGCTTTATACGCAGCGTAAACAACACAGTTTCGATACCTGCAGGGCGGCCCACCTCCACGCCCGTTGCAGGGTCGCTATGGCGATAAATGTAGTCTTTTACTTCTTGGATTTTTGTAGCAGACGGCAACAGATCATCATTGCCATCGCAGACAAAGGTCAGGCCCACAGTGCTGCCGCCTTGCCATGCATCGTACGCCCAGGCGCGGGTCACGCTCGGCACTTCGGTCGCCCAAGCTCTGTAATCATGCAGTGCACCACCCATGGGCGGGTATTGTTTGCGAAACCACAAACGGCGCAAGAGTTCAGCAATGGGCTCAATGTCTGCGCCCCCTTCAAGGGTGCGCACGGTGGCTTGGTTATGAATGCCTGGCACGGGACTGACGAGCGAGAGCACGTCGTCTGCATTAAGGTTGCCCGCTTTCCCTGCTTGCTCGGCCTCAATCGCGGCAATGATGCGGCTGTCTTCGGGTAAGGTGGCGAAGGTTACAAGGTAGCGTGAACCGTTGGCGGCGGTGAGCACTGAATCAAGCGGCAACTGCGCATTATCAGACACCGTAAAAGTGGCATGTCCTTTGGCCTTTTGTGGCAGCTTACGCGGTACGCCTTCATAGGCGGCTCGGGTTTCAATGGTGCTGTCATCGCTTTCAGCGGTCGGCACAATCTGTTTGGCCAGCCACTGCAGTTGGTCATGCAAATCACGCTTGGCTGCGCCCACGGAAAACGCGATAGCGCGCTCTGAACAGACCACGGGTAAATGGGCATTAAGGCCAAGCTCAAGCGAGATATCGCCTTCGATTTGTTGAATAGATTCGGCAAGTGTTGGCGGGTTATAAGGCATGTGACACCTCACCGCGTAACGTGTGCGCCGCCCAACGAAGGCTGATGCCATAACGCATCACCGTGTTGTCGGGTTTGGTGATGGTGATATCTAGGCGCAAGCGCTCGCGGCCTTGACGCGATGCCGTGACGCGGTAGCGTTTGGCTGTCCCTTTGAGCAGCGGCACCAGGGCTTCACTGGCGTAATCTTCTGCGCGCTGCAGCGTGGTGGTGGTGAGCTTTTCGCGGGCAAGCAGCCAAAGGCGAGAGCCCCAGGGTGACGCGGCAAAGCTGTCACCAGGCCAGCCACGACGGTCGGTTGTGCCAGCAGGTAAGGCGTCGCTGTCTTTGGCGCGGGCATCCGTCATCAACATCATGAAGACCAGCGAGTTGAGGCCATCGTCTTCTGCCAGTTTGCCGTCTTCGATGCTGTGGTCTGCGCCGTTCTGGTGCCAATAAGTGCCAATCATTGTGGGCCGTCCGTTAGATTGTCTTTGCCATTTTCGTTGTGTTTGTGGCTTTCTGATTTCACGCCTTTAAAGGTGCCGCCTTGCTCTCCGATGACTTGACCTGTTACATGGCAATTACCTCCGATTTCAACGTTGTTAGAAAATCGTGCTGTAGGGGTCGTTATAACAACCGATTCGGTGGCGGTGATATTTACCTGTTTCACTGAAATGTTCAGGGTATCTGCGCTAAGCTCGCCCGTTTTATCTCGGGTCAGTTTCAAAAAGTGACCCTCTGCGTGATACAGCGCGCTATCACCTGGTTGAAGGTCTTTGAGTCTTACGCCTTTGTCTTCGGCGCAGATAACAATGAGGTTCGAACGGTTACCGTTCAGGGCCAGCGTGATGGCTTCTGACCCCGTTGGCGGCACACTGGTGTGGCCATAGTTTTGCCAGCGCTCAATGTCGCTGTCGGTCTCGCCCGCCAAGGTTTGGATTTGAAGCTGTTGGCGTTGGGTGCTGTCGCTCACGATACGCAGCACGGCGCGATCAACCATTAACTGCACTCGGCGTTTAACGGGCATTAAAAGGCGGTTAAACGCGGTTACCATGCGGCCACCTGCTGGGTGTCTTTGGCGGTTTCGATGGGAATGTCCATCGCGTTGGGGGGCACTAAACCGAGCACCGTGGTGCGGCCTTGGTCGTCTTCAAGTCGGGTCAGCGAGGCGATGAGCAACACGTCATCGATCCCTTGAATGGGGTCGAGCACTTTGATAAGGCGGTTCAGTGGCCACAGCATCCCATTAGACATGCGCCAGCCTTGCACCGTGATTTCAGTGGTGGTGGCGTGTGCCAGGGCGCGTTGCTTTTGCCATTGGCCTCGACGGCTTGCCCCGTCTGCGGTGAAGACCTCTTCAGAGAGAATGATTTTCGGGCGGTAGCGCGTGATGTCGTTGTCATTGACTGACACGGATTGGCCGCCGACACGGGCGGGGCTTTCCGCATCAAAGGCAGCACCATTGCCGACGCCTTTGATGATGTACTGACTGAAACGCTCTGACTCACTAAAGCGGCCCCGTGCGGCCAAGATGTTTTGCCCGAGCACCAAGGCGGTGTGCAGCTGTATGTCACTGGCACGGGCGATCACCAAGTTGCCGTTCGCGTTGCTGGTAAGCAACACTCCCCGTTGACGGGCCAAGCGCTCTAGCAGTTCAAAAGGCGATTCGCCTTGCTCAAGTCGAACCGTGGTGAACGGCCCACCAATGTCAGTTTGTATCTCCACCGCAATGCCATAAGGGCGGCAGATTTCTGCAGCGAGGGTGGCGAGCGTGACGTATTTCCATTCCCCCGATGGATGAACCAATGACGACTCGACCAGGTCTTTGGTTTTGCACCGTGCGGTGATGTGATAGCTGAGCGTGTTGGCGTCATAGCTTGGCACGCGTTCGGCGATGTAGCCCGTGGCAACTTTGTCCTCACCGATGAACACTTCCACGGCCATGCCTTCACGAAGGGGCAGCGCCTCGGCATCTTGCCAACTGCGGGTGATGCTGAATTGATGCTCACCCGTCACAGCAGACAACGCGCGGGTCGTGCTGACTTGCTTCCAGCCTTGCCAGACGCGGCCCCCGATTTTCAATGACACCTTATCCATTGCTGTTCTCCAACACATCTACATTGCCCATTACAAATGCGGGGCGAGACAGGTGATTGCGTTTAACGATGTCATCGCGTTGCTGTGCGTCGCCTGTGATGTGGTAGGCGAGCAAAGCCGAGGGAATGGGCCGTTCAATCGAGACGGTGCGCATTCTCGGCAATTGGCGTGCGCGGGTTTTGATGTCCTCGACCACGGAAAGGCGTAAAGCCCTGAGTGTTCGCCAGCCATCGCGGTTGCCATCCTCCACGGCGCGGGCGGCTTGGGTCGCCAGTGACGTTGTCATCGAGGTGGCCGCTTGCTCGGCTTGTTGGCTGTCGGTCAGTTCACCGTTGGCAATGGCATTGGCTTTGCCCGTCACCACGGCGGTGAGCATCAAATCGAAGGCGGTTAGCTGTTGAGCCTGTTCGGGTGTTGTCGCAGAGCGGGTAGGGTTCAGCGCTTCGCGTTCTCCTTGCCAGCGCTGCGCCAGTTGATCGTAAATGCTGAGTGACAAGGGCAATTCTGTGACCAGGTCTTTCACGCGAAAAAGAAGATCCGTGATGTCCCTGGCTTGTTGTCCAGGGTAGGTTAAGCCGCGCGTGACCGAGGATTTGACACGGCCCAGCCTGTTCACCCATTCGCCTGTTTGCTCCGGCAGCCCTGGCAAGTTGTTCACCGTGTTATCGAGGCTGTCGAGCAACCCATCAAGATGGTCGGCCATCGATGTCGCTTGCTCGGGCGTCAGTGCTTCGGTCACTTGGGCAAAGCGCTCACATTGTGCGTCATTGGCGGCGCTTGCTTGCTCGGTGACCGCTTGCTGCGTGTCGAGTTGGTCTGCAGGGAAAAGCCGATCACTGACCGCGAAAATCTGAAACGACAGGCGGCAAATATCGCGCTCGTTGTTGTCGAAATCGTAATTTACGTCGCCAACTTGTACCTGACGAATGCCCCAATAGGGGTGCACCAGCTCACCTGGCCCCGCCACGTTTAAGGCATCAAGCAATTGCTGGCACTGGGCTTGTGCGGTGGGGCCGACCAGCATGGCCTTGATGGTTTCGACATTGAGCGCGCCGCCGTTGTCTTCTGGCCAGCCTAAGTTGCTCTTGGGGTATTCATGGGGCACGGTGCGGCGGCCTGTTTTGCCGCGCACTGTGTTCAGTAGAAAAGGAACGCCACGAAAGGCGGCGTCACGTCGGTCTTGCCATTGTGCTTGCATCTCGCCCCCTTAATCGGCCATCGATAAGCCGTGATCGACTGTTAGTGGAATGCCGTTGTAACGCACGTCCGCGCTTTTAATGCGGGTGCGGTTCTCGTGCATTTCGATGGCGATCTTGCCTCGGATTTCTCCAGACTCCGGCGCTTGGGAAGGGGCCCCTTGTCCACTGAACCAGCCTGATATTTCGTCAAACACATCCAGTAAGCCCGCACCTGGCACGAACGACGACGGCATGCCCGTGGTATCGACGTCAGATTGACGACGAATGTCGATGGGGGAGAAGTCAGGGGCCAAGTTCATCAGGCCATATCCAATGCCTGTGCTTTGTGCTGCCGCGTTGATCCAGCGCATTTTGCCTGCGCCTTTGCCGTGTTTCCCTATTCCACCGCCCGCGCTACCAGGTAGGGCATTGGCGGCGGGCATGTTCACCACATACACAGGGGTGACGCCACCTGAGAGGGTGTTTGCGCCATTCCCGACGCCGCCTTTTTTGCCGAACACGGCTTTTAAATCTTTGGCGACACCCAGCGCTTTGCGGGCGGCGATGAGTCCGGCCACGGTCATGCCGATGTTTTTGCCGAGCTGCAGCCAGCGGTCAAGGGTGTCGGCGTCCAAGCTGTTGACCGCATCGGCGAGGTCTTGAAAGGGGCCTGCCAGCTCTCGTTGCGTGAGTCGGTGAACGGCGGTCATCAAATTATCGACGCTGGCTTGATAGTCCTTGGCCACCTTGGCGGCATCCTGCAGGGTGGTTGAACCGTCGGCGGTCACAGACAGAAATTGGTCAAAGGCGTTGATGCTGCCGTTAGCGGAAAACTCCCCCATCAAGGGCTTTAAGGCGCGCATGGCTTCTTCGCCAAACTTGATGGTGTTGAGGGCTTGGCTCATGGTGTAGGTCTGGCTTGTGCCTGCTTGAGTGATGATGTCTTTCATCAGATCGGGTAGTGGGCGCATGACTTCTACGCCTTGCTTGAGCTTGTCAGGATCGAACACATTGATGCCTGCCAACTCTTTGAGCTTTTTCACTTTGTCGGGGGTGGTCACTTCTCGGATAAACGCTTCATACGCGGTCACGGCTTGGTCGTCAGAGCCTGCACCACTTCGAATGACCTGCATGGCGGCACCCAGTTCAAGCACGGCGTCAACGCCTTGGCGACCTGTTGCGGCATAGGTGGACAGCAGCCGCTCACCTTGGGCGGCGAACGAGGCCATGGTGAACGCGCCGCTTTTACCCTGCACGTTCAAAGTATCCATGGCGGTCATGACTTCTTGTTGGGTTTCTACTGAGAGCTTTTTGAGTTGGGTGAGCACGGCACCAATGTGGCCACCTGTTGCGCCCGTGGCTTGAGAAAACAGCGCAATGTTGCCCATGTTCTGGCGGGCAAAGTCGATATCACCGAGCTTTTCCATCACCACCTCTAGCCCTTCGAGGGTTTGGGTGGGATCGATACGGATACCCTCAGAGCGTGAAATGTTCTCAATCTCTTCGTACAAGGCGCGGGTTTGTTCTTTGGTGAGGTCTGCTGCTACGGACAAACGTGACAGACGGCGGTCAAGGGTGACCAATCTATTGGCGACTGCGCCACCTGCTACCGTTGCCACCAAAGCGGTGTAGCGGTTTTCCATGGCGTCTAAACCTTTGTTGACGCCTTTCACGACGTGGCGAAACCCTTTGGCCATGTGTGATTGACTCGCCGCAAATTTCTTCATGTCGTTAGAGTAGGTACGGGCTTTTTGGGAGAGGTTACCCGACAGGTTGATGACGATTTCACTGTTTAGTGTGCTCATGGTGTTTTGCCTTTAATGCGAGTAAGTGGTCAAACAGCCAGGTAACGGGTTTATCGAGAAAGTGCTCGATAGAGGTGAAATGTCGGCTTGCCAGCGCAAGCACGACCTGTTCAAGTCCCGTCGCCTGGCTGCTCCAATCGCCCCCGCTTTTCCGCCACCTCCACGGCAGCATCGAGGCGTTCGGCCTGTTCGTTGAGCAGGGCAAAATCGTCCACATGCAGCCCATATAATTGGCGCACTGACAGTGGGCCTTGGATGTCGCCAATCGAGGCCACTTGGCGGCATAAAAGCTCAATGCCCATCTTGACCTCAGAGACCACAGTGATGCCTCTCTCTGTGCCTGTTTGCGGGTCGGGCACAAACACCACTTGTTCTGCCTTGGTGCGCGCTTCAATCACATCGCGGGTGGTGAGCTCACGCAGTACCACGTCATAGTGCGGCTCTGCGTCCTGACCTTTGCCAAAGAGCAGGCCATGCTCAAGGCTAAATTCAATCTTTGCCACGGGTCGCCTCGCTTAAATGCGTTTGCATTGTTTGCCAATGAATTTGCCGCCCGTCTCGCCGTTGTCTTCGTCGAGTTCGGTGGGGTTTTCCAAGGCGCTGCCTGTCATCATGTAGGTGAGGCCGTTGTCAGCCTCAAAGACGATGGTGACGTTCTCCATGTCGTTGAGCGCTTGCACGTCGGTGTCACTGTCTACCACCAACTTGAAGTCGAGCGAGGGGGCGACAAAGCGTTTGCTGTTGCCCCAGATGCGACCACCACCGCCGTGAGATGTGCGGTTAAAGCCACCAGGGTTCAGGCGTGCGCCGCCCTTGGTTTTGAGCTCATCGCCATTGGCGCGAATTTTGGCGTATCCGAGAATAGACATCGGTGTTTCTCCTTACAGCTTGAATTGCACATTCATGGCCATGATGCGAAGGCCGTTAATCAAATCCGGTGAACACAGCACATTGATGCGGTTGGCGTCTGCGTTGTCGCGTGTGACGTCTAGCTCGGCGTTGTATTGTTCAAAGCCTTCCACCAAGCCTTTTTCTTGCAGCTGCAAAAACACATCGAGCATTTCGGCGCGCAGTATTTTGGGGGTTACCACGGGTTGCCCAGGCTCTAGGCTGTCGAGCACGTCATCGCCCGCCAATTTATGGCGCGGGAATTTTTGGGTGAAGTGGGCCTTATGGACAAAGCGGAAATAACCGAGCGTCATCGGGGTAGTGATGTCGAGGTAACTCGGATCAGGGCTGCCAAAGGTGTTGACCTGGTAGGTGCTGATTTCACGCTCAATCACGCAGCGGTTACCAGCATCGACGTAATAGGTCGCGACACCGTCATGCAACAGCAGGTTGCGCTCTACCAAATCCCAGCGCTCACGCTTGGACGGTGGCAGCAATCCTACCAAGGGCAAGGTTTGCAGAGGCCGCGCGGGATCGATAGCGAGGTGATAGGCCGCTTGCGCCGCATACGCCGCCGCAAATTCCCACGGCGGGTTGGGGGCGGTATTGGTGCTCATGCAGGTGATCAAATGGTCGTTGCGCGTATTGCCCCAAGTGCCTGTTTCGGCATGGTTGCCGCGAATGGCGGTGTAACACACGGCTTCCATCATGCGAAGCGCGCCCCAACGGGCATCGAGTTCAGTGCGAAGGCCATCAAGGAATGCCTGATCGTTAAACGGGCACACGATATGGTTAAACCACTCATCGCCCAATGCGCCAATCACGTCACTGGCATCGACATACCCTGCACCGCCGGACAAAGGTGACAGGGTCAGCGATACGCCAGGCGGCAGCTGCTCGGTGTCGTAATAGTTACAGCGCACATCGATGTCATTGCCCGTGATCCCTTTCCATTTGGCGGTCAGTTTGACGCGGGTGTTTTCGCTGGCTGGAATTTGCGCCGTAACAGGCAATGCGGTCTGTTGGTTGATGGCATTAACGATGGCGGCTGCGATAGCACCTGCAGTGTCGTTGGTGCTAACACCCACTTGCACGCGCTGGCCTGCAATCATGAGTGACAACGTGCCCGCTTGGCTGGCTGAGCCTGTCACCGTGATGGCTTGTCCTGATGAAGCCGCCGTGCCTGCTGCGGGCTCGGCCACGGGCATGGCCCAGGTCTCGGTATAATTGTTGCCTTTGCGCAGCGTCTGCAGCATGGCGGTGAGCATGGCATCGTCACCAAAAAGGGCGCGGGCTTGGTCGTCACTGGTGATGCGGTATTGCTCCAAGTCGGTCGCTGTGCCGCCGCTTTGGTGACCCATCACCAATATTTTGTGTTGCTGTACCGCGACCCCTTGATTGGCATTGGCGTTATCAAAGGCCATGTAAAACAGGGGTACACGCATATCATTCGGGATGGACATCATTTAGATCCTTTTGGTTTCGCGCTGTCTTTGGCTATGTCGATGTTGTCTTTTGCAGTATCAATGGCGTCTTCTGGCGCGTGTTGGGTGATAGAGCCATCACGCACACGGCGGTGCCAGAAGGCGGTCATGACGACAGGCTCGCCGTTTTCATTAAGGTGGCCGCCATCGGGTTTACGTACTTTCACCTTTTTATTGGTGGGGTAGAGAGTCACGGTGTTCATTGGGTGTCCTCGGGGCTGTGTGTGTTGTCTTGGCGCATCGCGAAGGTGGCGCTCAGCACGGGGCTATCCTGCGCGGGTGTATCGAGTTGCATGGTCAAAAAATCATCAAGGGTAGACAGGTCAACGGGCACATTAAGGCGGCACTCTTGCTGCCAACTGACCGACCAAATCGCGACGCCGATGTTGTCTAGCGCCTCGGTACAAAGATTCTGCGCGTTGACGCGTTCAGGCTGTTTGTAGGCGGTGCGGCCAAGGGCCTGTGACCAACCTTGGCCCGAGATAAACACGGCGAGCTTGCTGCTGATGACTTCGGCGCGCTCGTCACGGTGATGGCCGTAGTGGTCAGTGGTCATGACAAAGGCCACCAAGGAGACCATGCCGACCAGGCTGCCTGCTTCGCGTCGCACCTGGCTCACGTTCAGTGCGGCCACACGGATTGCGCCATAGTGGGTGACTTCGTGTTTCACCGCATCGGGGGTGGCGAAGCGGCCTTTGTGCCGGTTAATGCTGCCGACCTCATCAGGGGCGTCGCCTTTGAACGCGCCAAGGGCTTGCACCACGGCGGCAGTGATGGCCAGTGAGGTGCCTGTGATGTCGAGTTGCGGGCGCGTGCTCATGTCAGAAGGTCTCCGTAAAAGTCACCAATGAGGGCATACAGGTCTTGGCGGTTCTCGTTGGATAGGCCGAGGTATTCGCGCTGCGGCACCTTCATGTGGCGCACATGCGCGCCGACCGATTGCCAAACAGGGTGGCGAAGCACCTTGCCAAAGGCTTGGGTGATGCGGCGATGGTGGGCGGCGATGTTAACCGCCCCCTCAAAGCCGTCTTGATGCACGGCGGCATACACCAGGGGCGAGCCCACATGCACCTTATTGCCACGCACCTGAAATTGAATGGAATCATCGAGTTCGCCGTTTCCCATCAGTAATGAGTGATTACCGTGACGGGTCTTGGCATAGCCGTCTGACCAGTTTTCCCAGGGCGTGCCATCTGGTGAGGTTTTCTCATCGCGAATGCGGCGATGGGTTTGGGTTTCGGCTTCTGCACCGATGAGGGTCAGCAGCTGGCGGCGGTTGCCTGCATCGCTGAGTCTTGCGATATGTTGCTGCAGCCTTTGGAGCTCGGCATCGCCTGTGATGCTAACGGCGATGGCCATTACAGCGCCCCGCCCAAGTCTTTGCGCATGGCAGGGCGAGAGGCGGCGATGACCTCTGCTTTGCCACTTTGGGTCTCAGCGGGCTTGTCGGCGTTGGGCAAGCCAAGGTCACGGCGGCCTGCTTGGATGTCTTTTAAGGTGCTGATGGCATCGTCATAGCGTTTTTGTACTAGGTCAGTCACGCTGCTGTCGCGGTCAGCCAGCCAGTAAAAGGCAAGGGATATGGCCAAGCGGTTGAGCGTGTTGGGTGTCGCTGCAAGCGGCAGTGTAAAGCGTGACAGAAAGCTGTTGATCTCTTCGGTGGCATCGCGCAAGGCGGCAGCCATGGCCACCTCATCGAGGGCGTCGGGGTTGTCTTTCTGGGCGGCCACCGTCCACACAAACGAGGGATCGCGTTCAAGCAAATCTTGCGCGGTGGCATAGACGGTGGCGGTCATGGCTTAGTCTTCCTTTTCGTCTGTTTGCAGGCGTGAAACCACAAGTAAGGGCTCATGTTCAATGCGCTCAAGCGCTGCCATATCAACAAAGACATCGGCATCGTGATGCGCGTGGGCGGTGGTTGGGTCGTCAACCGCATACACTTGCACGCCTTCGTGGGGCCAAAAGCGGCCACAGCGCCAAAACCCATCGACAGAAATAGCTTTGACGAACACGGCAACAAAGGGCACACCTTCAAGGCTTGCCATGATGGCCTCATGGGTGGTTAGGCCGCTTGGCTCGCTATCCGATTGCGATGGCGCAGCGGCAGTGCCAGCAACTTGCGCAGTGTCGGTGTCTGCGGTGTCAGTGGCTTTTTTATTGCTGCCAGTACGTGGCGTTTTGGTTGACGCGGTTGGCTTAAGAACATCGGTCACTGTTTCATCCTCAAAATACAAGGGGGCAAAGGCCGCCTCACGGCCAATGCAAATGGGTTTAGGGGGTTAGCCGAGGTACGGGCTCACGACGACTTTGACGTCTTCGAAATAGGGGTTGCTGCCGCCCCCGTCTTTGATGGCAACATTGATGATCTTTTTCGCCGCCGCGCGGTTACGCGGGCCGACCACCAATTTAGTGGGGCGAATGCCGAGCGGGGTACCGTTGTTTTTCTTGGTGCCGGACAGCGCTTCAATGGCCTTTTCGTAGTTTGATTCGGTCAACGCTGCCTTCGAACCCACAGCGGTTTGCCAGAAGCCAAAGCCCACGTTTGAACGGCCATCGGTGCCCGCGGCAAGCGCGTTATTGAACCAGGTGAACTCTTCATTGGGGTTCATGTTCTTGAACACGAACGGGCGGCGGTGTTGGTAGATGATGGGTTTGAGCACTTGGGTGTCATCAATCAAGAACCATGGTTCGCCCGTCGAGGTAGGCACACCAATGATGTTGGAATAGGTGTCGTCGCCCATTGGGTGGTCTGTGTCAAAGAAGTACTGACCATCAAAACATTGAGTTTCAAAGCCCGCCTTTAACAGCCCATAGGACAGTTCGTCTGGAAACAGCGCCACCTGAAAACCAAAGTTCTTGGCGAGCACGGAATACATGCCAATTTGGTCGTCGTCCACGTCTTCACGTTTGACCTTGATGGAGGTTTCCCAGGTTTTGTTCTCGATGGCGTACCCGTGTTTGCCAATGTCGGCCAATTGGCGTTCACCCACCCATTCTTGAATGCCAGGAATGTCGGCGAGCCAGCCATAGTTGTTGGCAGAGGTGGAGCTTGGCACTTCGGTGGCGATTTCCATCCATTGAGGGCTCGCACTGTCGAGCCCTTGGGTGTAAGACGCGCTCATGCCTGTGAACAGGTTTTGAAGGATTTCGGATTGTGACTGTGGCATTGATTACTGCTCCTGCAGGGCGGTTTTGGCGGCCAAGAACTGGTCTTGGGTGAGGTGTAATTTGCGGCACATGGCGAGCTCATGCTCATCGAGCTTGGCTTGGCTCTTCGAGCCTTGGGTGTGGCGGCTTTCATCGCTCGCCACTTTGGGGGCCGAGGCCAAAAAGCGGTCGAAGCCTTCGCGATCACTGCGACACATCGACAAGAACGCTGCTTTATTAGCAGGCGCAATCTTGCCTTCGGCGATGGCGTCATCGATCACGGCTTCGGTTTCCGCGTCTTGTTGGGCTTTCAATTCACCTTCTGCCGCTTCCGCGCGGTTTAAGGCCAGTTGATGGGTTTCGACGGGCACAAACTTTTTCAGGTCAGGTTGCTCGGCGCGGTTAAGCGCCAGCTGCGCGTCAGATTTAAGTGCATCAATCGCAGTAACTGCATCGGCGTCCGTGGCCGTGGCAGGGTTGAGCGACAGCGCTGCAGCGAGCGTGGCAGAGAGTGTCATGGGGTGTTGCTCCTGTTGTTGTCGATTAAGGGCAGGGAGTTCGGTCAAGTTGGGTTTATTGGTAAAGCCCACGGATTCAATCGCGGTCACGTTGCCTTGGGCATCGTGCAAAAACGCAGGGGAGTAGTAGCGGTATTTGCGTTCGGCAATGATGTCCATACCTTCACGGTTGAAGGCCACACGGCCCCAAATGGCACCGTCACGCACATCAAATTCTTCTACCCAGCCATACGCGGGCGCTTCTTCGCCTTGTGGGCCTTTGATGTGGGTGGCGTGTTCAATGTCCCAGGGCGCAGAGGCGGCAGAGTTTAGGATGACGGAATCAGGGGAAGCATTTGACCAACGGCGGCCATCGATGCCTGAGAAGGTGCCAGCAGGGATAAGCTCAAGCCAACGCTCATTTGTGTCGGTCTGTTGTGGCGGTAGCTGAAAACAAAGAGCCAGATGGCGTGTTTGGATGGTGTTTGGCATTGAGTTGGCCTTCGTTTTCGGTAAACGGTAGAGGCCAGAATAAGTAAGTAGGGGATCAGGTGAGATTTACGGGGGTGGTTGAAGAGTATGCCTATCAATTAGAAATCTCTTGTAGATTTGCTAGGTAGAACCATGATTGCCATTTTACTGTATTAAAAAAATGTGGGCTGTGATAATTTTGTAGCCTAATTATCTAGGCTTTCCAGGTTCAATGCCGGGTAATTCTTTTAGTTGAACAGTTTAGATAGATTTATTGTTAAATCTATTAGGGCGGATGGCCTAAAGGCTGATGAATGTTGACTTCAGGTTTTTTTAGTCAACTGTATGTTGAGAGATTATGATAAATTTATATGGTTCTATTATATTACAGACACCTGCTTCCTTGTCTGCTATCGAAAAAGTGACATTTTTTTCCAGTGTACTTAGATCTGTGCTTCAAGTGGCAGCAATCTCATCTATCGAAATATGTATAAAAAACACTCCGGATAATGAGATTGATCTCGAAAGCTATTTAAATCGAATGCAGCATCCTTCAGACGGCCTTCCAATAGAAATAATAGAGAAAGTACTACCTTGTCTCAGAGTTTATGTTGACAGAAATATCGGTTCTGGCTGGTACCGAGAGCAAGGTGCAAGTGCCAGTTTGGCGGTTCAATTAAATGAGTGGGTTCAATTTAGGAACGATACTGCTGGCCATGGAGTTTTAGGAGAATCTGATGCCATACTTTGGGCTGAGAAATTAGAAAAATTAATAGAGTTGTGTCTGGTTGTTTTGAAAGGGTTAATGCCAACGTATGATGGAGAAAGAAACACGTTTTCATTGTGTGAGACACCTTGTTTTTTTCCTTTTACGTATGACAGTCTGCCTATTGTTATCCGAAATATTAGATGCCAGAGAGGGATTTGGAAATTAAATGGAAGACGTCTTTCTAGGTCTGATGCTAAAAAGTTCACGGTTGAGCTATCAGGAAGTTGTATTTTCTCTCAATCTTCAAAGCAAGCTAAGGAGGAGTATAGCTATTCTGATTCAATTTATATTTCCGATAAAAACAAGTCTCATACATTTCTTCATAATATACCTCATCGACAAACAGGAACATTTGAAGGACGTGGAAAGGAGTTAATAAAACTTACGGATTGGTTAAATGATGACGATGAAAGAGCATGTCTAGTTTTTGGCGATGGTGGCTTTGGTAAGACAACGTTAGTTCTAGAGTTTTTAAATCGACTGTTAGAAGATAAAATTGAATTAAATAAACCAAGGCCTCAAGTTATTAGTTTTTATACTGCCAAAATGACGAGGTGGACGGATCAAGGTCTTGAACATTTAAAAGGTGTTTCTGATGCTATGGATGAATGCGTACGAGAGTTAATAAGGGCATTTGATCCGGTCCTAACAAAAGATTGGTATGAAGCTAATGGTGATAAGTTAATTCAGAAAGCGATAGGTTATTTAAAAGAAACCGGTTTTGATCGTGATGATATTCTTTTCGTGTTTGACAATACTGAAACTGTAGCTACATCTACACATGAGGTGGAAAATCTTGGGGAGTTTTTACAAACTGTATCTAAAAAAATCGGAAAGATGATTGTAACTTCTAGACGTAGAGAATTTATCAATGCAACTCCAATTTCTGTTCGTGGACTTACAGAAATAGAATGTGTGAATCTTATAAATAGACTCTCCAAAGAGTATCATGCCACCCCTCTAATTCAAGCTGGTGAGTCTCGATTAAGGAATATAAGTAAGCAATTAATGTATAAGCCTCTTTTGATTAATACGTTAATTAAACACATTAGTAGAACTGATTGTGGTATAAGTTCAGCAATGGACTCACTATTCAAAAAATCGAATGATGAGTTGTTAGATTTTCTGTATCAAGATGCTTGGGCTCGGATGAGTTCTTTGCAACAAAAAGTATATATGCTTTTAGTTTCTTCAGATAGTCCATTGGATCATTTTTCTGTTTCAGAAGCATGTATGATGATGGAAATACCACTTACTGAATTCCACTCAACATTTGATGAGACTTATTTTGGTTCAGTGATAAATCGTGGTGAAAGGTTTTCTATTGAGTTAGAAGAGCTAGCATTAAGATTTTTCATTATGAAAGTAAAAGAACTTCCAGCGGAAGAGAAAAATACGTTAGAAGAAAATGCTATGAATTTAGATATCACAGTCAAAAAATATCATGATATTGAAAATGAATACAAATCGGATCGAGTTGCAGATGCATTCCGGTCTACTTATGCTAAAGCAGCAAGAACACATGTCAGAAAATCTGAGTTCGCAGATGCATTAGAGATGTATGAAATAGCGATAGATGATGACCCAATGAATTCTGCATTAAAAGATAGATTTGCATGGTTCTTGTATCATAAAATCGCCACTACTCAGGCAAAGACTAAAGCTGATGATTTATGGCGAGAGAGCATAGAGTTAAATGGTAATAACTGTGATGCGATAGTTAATTTAGCATTATCTAGGTACCGAAATGATGACCTTCTAGAAGGTGATGAATTAATGGAGAAAGCGAGGCGGTTATCTAGGTCTTATTCGTTTTGCTTGCTCAATCAGGCTAAGGCAAGAATTTACTATTGGTTAAGAAATAAAAATGCTAGCGATGCAACTGAAACTTTAATTGCTGCGGCAAAATTACTGGAACAAGCTCGAAGAAGGCTTGATATAAACGAACAATATTATGCGAAAAATAGAGATGAAATTAATCACTATTCAGCTCGTCTGCAAAACTTAGCCACCCGAAAGGTAAAATTAACTTCAGTATAGAGTTTCAACTGATATCTTTAGCCATACTGGGTTGCCAGTTAAAAAACGTTTAAATGCTTTTGTCGCTATGTAAACATTGAGTGGCGACCTAAAACCGCACCACTAAACAACAAAGAGGCGCTAGGTGCGCCTCCTTTTGCTTTTTCTGAAATGGCATTTCCGAATCACTTTGTAAACTCTCTGGGTTGTAGTTCCAACTGGGGTCGATACCTTTGGGCTCGCGTTCCACTTCTCCGATTCGATTATTTAGCGAATCTTGTAAATTTGTCTCAATAAAAGGATGGATCTTGTTGAAAATCAAGGTTTTTTCTCTGCATATCAATAGTCTGGTCATATGTGATGATTTCATGTGCCAAAAGTGAGAATTCATGATGTTACAAGATAATCCAGCAGCAAGATTGTTGTCCATACTGCAAGCAGGGAAATCCAAACAAAGCCATCTGAATACAAGAGATGTTTGGGCTGATTTATTGGATGTAGATAAAAGCGATGATGGTAAAATCTTATGCGAACTAGGGAAATTTATGGGCTTACCGAACGAGGTAGACAGTCTGCTTGATTTACATTTTCCTAATGCTGCTACTGACTCTATGAAGCACTGTCTTCATACTATTTCTGGAGCATTTAGAGCAAATAACTTGAATGATCAATGGAAGTTATTTATTGATAAAATTGACACTCATAGCATTGGGACGCTCAGTATGGGGTCTGCCATGTTGGATACTAAGTTAAAGGCGAAACTGATTGAAGCTAATGAGCTTGATAGGATTCGTTCCCAAATACAAGAGCTTATAGAGTCTGTAATTTCGACAGGTGAAATCGAAGTTCAATTTCAAGATGATTTAGTGAGGTATTTAAGCCGTATTCTTGAGGCGATAAATAGCTATAAAATCACAGGTGCAGTCCCTATCATGGAGGCAATGGAGGCTACGGTAGGACATGCATCAATATCGCCAAACTTTAGGGATAACTTGAAAAAAGAGGGTGTTGGTCAACAAGTGGTTGCGGTTATATCCGCTCTGGCACAAATGGTTACCGTCGCAGTTGGTGCTCCAGATGCTATCGAGAATGTTCGAAATGTTACCACGCTACTTCTAACAACAGCGCAAGCGCCTGGGATTTGATTTTACATCGTTTAAACCCAGTTTAATAATCCTCAGAATTGTTTAAACACTCACCACCTACCCAACCGCACCACTAAACATCAAAGAGGCGCTTAGCGCGCCTCCTGTTGCTTTTTCTGAAATTGCCTTTCCAGTTCATTTTGTCGGCTCCCTGGGTTGTAGTTCCAACCAGGGTCGATGCCTTTCGGCACACGCTCCACTTCTCCCGTTCGTTTGTTGAGCCAATCCCTTTCTTCAAGCGCTGGCGCATGGGTGCTGTATTGGCCTGAAGCAATTAGCCTGTCTGCTTCGCGTTGGCTCAATTGGCGCACTCTGCATTTGCAGCCCCAACCATTGGGCGGCATGTGGGTTTGCCACCAAGGGTGGTCAGCAGGGAGGATGATACCCGCCCAGGCTTGGTGGTCTTTTCTGTGCTCTCTGCTTGGCCCCAGTTCATACAGCAAAAAGGGATGGGTGGCTTTGGTGCGCTCGATGCGCTCCCATTGGCCTGCAGCGCGGGCGGTGCGCATGTTGGTGCGGTAAATGGTCTTTAAACGGGCATTACTGCCAAGCTTTACCGCTTTAATCTCCCCATCAAGCGGGTCGCGGGCCAGCTGCTCGCCCCACCATCCTTTTTGTATCAGGTAAGGTTTGAGGCTTTCGGCGAACTGTTTAAAGGTTTGCCCTTCTTCGAGTGCGATGGCCAGTGCCTCTTTAACATCTTCAAGCATGTCGAGCTGCATCATCTTGGCCACGGTAAAGGCGGCGTTGTGTTCATCCTTCCACACGTCGGCATGATGAAAGCCCACCTTTAACCCTTTGGCTTTCAGGTAAGCCAAGGCTTCTGCAGGGATGATGTCATTATCCATCGGTCACATCTCCTAGCGCGCGGGCTTGCCAGCACAGGGCGGCCAGCTGTTCGGCAAAGGCGCTGGCATCGAGTTCGCTGGCGATGTCGTTTAACGCCAGGTTGAACGCCTCGAAGCTGTCGGCCTGCTTGGCGGCGTCTAATATCGGGTTCAGTATTGGTGCGCTCACCGCTTCCCACTCCTTTAAGCCACTGTTTACCAGTTCATCTATTTCTGCCTCGGTATCGATGGCGGGCAGGGCGCGATTGAGCGCCAGCTGCTGGCGGTTGAGCGCGGGAGTATTGGGCTGATTGTTGACGGCATGCAGCAGTTCGCCATCGTCTTCGGGGTCAGACAGGCCAACGCGGTCACGTACCTCGGAGGCTTGGACTTTCATCCCTCTATCTATAAGAGGCGTAATCGCTTCTACCCAGGCTTTGATGTCTTCGCTTTCTTCGAGCTTGATGATGATGCGCGGGTACTGTTTTTGCGGCCCCCAGTTCATGTCGATGAAGGGTTTCACCAGGTGCGCGTTTAAGGTGTTGGCCAACTGACGGGCATCCCAGTTGATGATGTCTTGGCGCACTTCGTTATGCACTTTCGCTTGGCTCTGGCTTGAGCCGTCATCCGTGGTCATGGTTTGGCCGAGCACGGTTTTAGAAATCTGGCGGTCTGCCCACTCGGCCATGTTCTCAAACAGCGTATCGCCGCCACTGCCTTTGGCGGTTTCCACCATCTCGATTTGCATCGATTCAGGAATGGCCGCGCCCGCGTCGCTGGCAATGGTTGCAATGGCATTAATCAGCGTGCGAATGTCTTCATCAGAGGCATTGCTGTGGTATTTCCCCACGCGAATGGGCATGCCAAACACTTCGGCAAAGGCCCACCAATCTCTGACCGTGAAGGATTTGAGCATATACATTACGGCCACCACACGGGCGAGGCCCGCGCGCAACCAATGGCCGGACTTCATGCGCGGCAGGTGAACCAGGTATTTATTCGGGGCCAAGGGTTCGCCGTCGCTTGGGCTGTCATCGGTGACTAAGCGCAGTTCGCTTTGCGTGTCTTCGTCCAAACGGATAAAGCGCGGGTCTACCCATTTGTACTCGTAGGGCTGCCAAGGCATATCCGTGGTGTCCCACAGCATTTCGACCAGGCCAATGCCTTTGCCGACACCATCGAGTAAATCAAACACGCAATCTTCCCACTGAGGGTGGCGCAGCAGTTGGCGCACCGCTTCGGCGAGCGCTTGGTCTTGTTCGTCATCGCTGGCCGCTTCTACCGTTGGGCTTAATGAGGCGGCGGCGAGTTTGCGCGTAGACAGTACCGAGCGGTAATGGGTGTCGCGCTCTTCCATTTCTTCTGCCAGCACAAAGTAATCTTCCGCTTGGCCGTTGATGGCATTGCGCAGCACATTGGCCAGACGCGCGGGGGTGAGATAACTGGCGATAGAATGGGTCGCCATTGGGCGGCGCACACTGGTGACGTGGGCACGGCTATGGTGCGCCTGCAGTTCCTCTTTTTCTTCCCGAGTAAACGGCTTATTGGTGGCGGGGTTGATTATCATGGCGCTCTCCTAAAGCAGGCCACCGCGCATGCCTTTAAGGCCACGGGTGTGAGTGAACTGGCGGCGGGTGTCTTCGTGCAGGTTGCGGTTGTTTTCGTCTTCTACAATGCGGTGCAATTCATAGCGGCGGCATTCTTCTTTTGAAGCGAGGTAGGCCAGAAAAATCGCAATGGCGGCATCGCCGTGTCGTTGATGGCCGTCGGCAGATTTGGTGCGGGCATCATCAATACTCGGCACGCCGCGAATCATTTGGATAGACGAGAAGTCATTAATGACATCCTCGTTCTTTGGCATTTGTAATTCGTCATCTTCAAAAGCAGCTTTAAAACTCGGCATGTTCTCGCGGTAATACGCTGTCGATAACATCACTTGTTCCACTTCCGCCCCGTATTTCTCTGCCGCTTGCTCAGCCAAATATTGGCCATTGCCTCGGGCATCGAGTTTTATGCCATCACGACGGGGCAGGCGGTCGGCAATGTAATACAGCACTTGTTCTTGTTGTTTGAACGGCACATTAAAAAGCTCAACCAAAAAAGGGATTTGCCGTTGGGTATTGGGCAATACCGTACACGGGGCAAAGACGGTTAAATCGGCCGAGCGGGCAAAGTCTTCCCCTAGGGTATGGCGAAGGTGCGTGGGTAAATCATCAAGCAGGGTCTTAACGTTTTGCTCTAACCATTCGGCCATGTCCAATGCGCGTAAACGTTCGGGCAAGGCATTAAAGGCGGCAGAGCCATTAAAATGCACCACGTTATTATCGAGTACGGCAGCGCGCTCGCGATAACTGCGCGGGATATATACCCCCGAACCAGATTTAGGCACACAGAAATATTCTTCTAATGCATCTTCTTCGGTGGCCGTGGCTTTTAATAAGGCTGCAATCCAATGGTCTTCCTCTTCCTGGCTCCATGTTTTGCCACTCACTTGGCAAATACGCTGATATAACCCATCGCGACAGGCATCACTCAAGGTAATGGTATGGACGCTGTAATCTTTTTTCCCTGCGCGGCTTTGTTGAATCAGTTCATTGAATTGATTCTCTGTGCCGTTATGGGTGGAAATAAGGCGGACTTTGCAGCCCCACATGGTTAATGCGAGTGCGGCTTTTAATACTTCGGCCAAGCGTTCATGAAAGGCGGCTTCATCAATGGTCACATTGCCTTGCATGCCGCGAAGGTTTGACGGGTTAGAGGACAGGGCTTGGACTTTAAAGCCGGACGCGAAATAAATGACGTAGGTGAGAATGTCTTTGTCTTCTTCCTCGATGACTTCTTCGCATATTTCCCCTGCGGCTTTATCAAAGGCTTTGGCCCACATCGCGACCGCATCAATAAACTCGCGCGCCATTTCTTTGTTCGAGCCGACATAAAAATGATGACACCCGCCATGGGTTTTACTTTTTGAAGTGGTCAGCGAAGCATCACACGCTTCGGCCCAGGTGATACCGGTTCGACGGGATTTCTCTGCAATCTTGAGTTGGGAGTCATCCTCTATCCAATATTTTTGGTAGGGCAATAAGACTTCATTATTGTCGTACTGATAATGAAGGTGCGAAACAGCAGCGGCTATGGGAGAGCGTGCATCGTTCATCATCATGACGATAACCCCAATATTTGATTACGAATCGTGGTGGCCCCTTCTTTGGTGAGGCCCAAGGTTTTGGCGGTTTTCTCTGCGGTGCTTGCCGCTTCTTCCATGGCTTGTTTTCGAATTTCCTTTTCGAGTTTCACGCTGCCGCTTTGCGCTTCCTGCAAACGCTTAATGGCCAGCGATAACACTGAAAGGGTTTTAGGGTCGAGCGGTTCATTCTCTTCCAGCGCTTTCATCTGAATATCGAATATCTGGCTTTTACCAATTTCAATCAGGCTGCGGGCAATGTCGGTTTGCGGTGTTTCCCCAAATTGTTTTACCCATTGTTGGGTCAGCTGCTGCGCTTGCTGATAACGCGCCATGCCTTTATGAAAACTCTGCGAATAACGGCTTAACCCATTGCGACTTATTTTCTGGTCTTCGGGCAGGTCAAATTCATCAATGAGCGCATTAATTTGTTCGCGAATTGCCGTTTGCGGCATTTTGCCTTCACGCAGCAAGATATTAAGTTGGGTTTTAATGTCGTCAGGTAGTTGGTCAATTTTGCTGATGCGGTTTTTAGTGTGCGCAGTCTCCGTCATGTTATTCCCCTGGGCGTGGGCGTTTTATATCGGGGTGCTTGGCTTGGCCTAATGCGATATCAATGCCGCGTTGGGTAATGCGTGCCACTTGGGTGCCTGCGACATCGCGTAGCGTGACCAATTGCTGCTCAGCCAACCAGCTTAATTCTGTGCGCACCAAATCGCGGCTTACATTGTGGCCATAGGCATCGAGGGCAGAATCAATAATCGAATCGTTGGCCTCATAGCCTGGCATTTCATTCAGCACGCGCAACATCACCAAGCGGCGGTCTTGTTGTAGCAATGTGTGCAATGTCATCCGTTCTTTTCCTTGAGTTCATTTTCAAGCAGCAGGTTGCTGATGCGGTCGAGCCCTTCGAGCTTGGGGCGTATTTCCCGAATGTCTCCACGCAGCTTTTCAATGCTGAGTTTGAGGCCCGATATCTCATCGTGGTCGGGCAGTTTCTCGACGTGTTTTTGCAGCGCCACATGGCTCGATGCCAATTGGGTGTGCGCTTCTTTTATCGATTGCAGCTCTTCTTTGCGGGCAAAGGTTTTAATCAACACAAAGCAGGCCAGCAGAAACAGTACATTGAGCACGGTGGCCAAGATGGGCCACCAGGTACGAATAAGCTCTAACGTCATTCACGCCCCCTATGCTCGTGGTCGCGCTGGCAATCAATGCAGCGTGCGGCACTGGGCTCGGCATCAATGCGCTCAGCAGGGATTAATTCACCACAGCGGATACACCAGTGATTGCCTTGCTCATCAATGTCGGGTGTATCCCGATGGCGTTGTTGATGGGCGTTAAGCAGGGCGCTTTCAAATATCTCGTCGCTGATTTGGGCGCGGTCGGCCATGTCGGTCATCGAGCCCCCTTAATGCGCGGACGTTTTAAGGGTGGTTAAACCCTGTTTAAACGCGTTTTTAATGGCGGTGGTGTGGCCGCGTTTGTCCATGGTTCGCCATCCCATGTAGGTCAGGAACGGGGCAATCAAGATGCCTGCAAACTCCATGTTTGCACCGTCGCCTTTATCAAAGGCAGCCAGCGCATCAAACGTAAAGATGTAAGCGATACAGGCATAGAGTGAGAGCCGCGCACCTTTGGGACGGGTATGACGCACATACTTATCTTCTGCCGCATCCCCTGCGCGAATGGTGGTTTGGGTTTCGCTGTGCTCGGCCTGTTTGTCGTTCAGCTGAAATTCCAAGCGGCGGTTCTTTTCCCTCTCTAGCTCAATCTTGATTTTCTCAAGTTCAACCAGGGCCTCTGGCGGCAGCTGTGCGACCAGTTGCTCGACTTTCTGCGCTTTCGCGGCTTTGCCGTTAACGCTGCTGTCAACATGGTCAACCAAGTTGGCGAGGTCTTTGGCGACGGTTTCAGTTTTACCGCCAAACAGGGAGCCAATGCCACGAAGCACGGCGGGGCCAAATTCCGTGGCGAGGCTCGCGACGGTGGCGATGGTAGCTAATGCCATGGTGCTGATCCTTATGCCAGGGTGATGGCTTCTAATGCCAGTTCATCGATGCGGTTAAACCAACCATTGAGAAAGCGGCGTTGCTTGGGCTTGCGGCCAACCAACATGGCGTAAAAGCGGGCACGCTCAAGGCTGAAACGGGTGACGAGCACAGAGGGTGGGGCGGATTCTGTGGCGGCGATGGTTTTCGGGCCTGCTTGCCCATCGTCCATGACACCCACAGCGCGCTGCAGCTGTTTCACGGCATTGCGTTTGCCGTGCTGAACGGCAGCATCAAACAACATAAAAGCGGCGATGTCGGGAAGCGTTGAACAGCCTGCACGCTGCCAGAAATCGCGGTGATAGATGGCAATAGCGTCATCAATGGTCAGCGCGGCAATATCAACTTCTGGGTAACTGCGTTTGCTGATACCAAATTGGGTTTCGCCGCCTGCATCAAGTGGGTCGTTAACGTAGCCCCCTTCGCGCTCAAGCACGAAGTGAACCGCGTGACAAAACGACGGGGAATAGGGGATGTTGCTAGAAAGGGTGTTCATGACAGAAACCTCGTTGTGTGGTTGCTGTCAGGTTATGGATTCAGGCGAGGGTGGGCGGATTACCCTTGGTGATTGTTTTTGTGCAGATAAAAAAAGCCCCACAGTGTGGGGCGTAAAGTTGGCAAAAAGGCGGTGCGTTGAAATATTTGGGGAGCTATCAGCCAAACAAGTCGGGTTGCCTTTTTGTTATCTCCATCTTACGCATGCGGGCGCAGACTTCGTAAATGGTTTTCTCTGTGACGTCGTAGCGCCTCGCAAGAACTTTTGTATTCGTGCCGTTGAATTCATTCCAGATGTGCATGTCTCGAATTTGTTGGCGCAATCTGTCGCCCCGAGGCAAATACACCTGCATGCCACCCATGTATTCACCGATATCGAGCACGCACTCAAGCGAGAGCTCAGGAATGTCGATCCCGCGCTTACTCAGTCGCTGCTGCAGCACGCCATGCAACTCGAGCAATATAGTTGGCCAAGCGTTGTGCTCGTCCGGCAGATGGTCGAGATGTTCGAGCAGGGATGGGTTGAGTTGTCCATCCCCGAACAGGTCAGTTTGCTTTGTTTTCATGAGAGCCCCATTTCACCTTTTCCGTTGATACCTCTATTGCAGATGGATCAAAAAGGATCGTCAATGGTGGATTTCCCGTTTGGGTTGGGAATGGGGCTTTAGGGTAGGTAGTTAAAGATACGAAGAATTTTGACTAATACAAAACTATTTGAGTTGACTCATAAACATAACAACTTAAGTTCTCATTTCTTGGACGCCACAAGACCCGAATGTATAATCAAGCTGACATTAGATACTAGAAACGGATGAAATTTTGGATAAAGTTGTTTTGGCAACAATGCTTCCAGGAGCAAGCAAAGTAGACGATATGAATTTAAATCCGACATGGAAATCGCCAGTTTATACTGATAACGGGGTAAAAACTGCATTCGTCAAGCTAGTGGAACCTAGGAAGATTTTTGTCGAATGTGCTTGTGCAATACTCGGCCGCGCTCTTGGGCTGCCAATGCCAAGTCCAATGGTTGTAAAGGTTACCCATGATGCACTTCCGGAAGTTGTTGCAAAGGGGGAGTCAAAGATTGCTTTTGGTTCCGAAGATGTAGGTCATCCTAGCTTTAGGCGAAGAATCAATGATAGTTCTGCTGAAGCGATGGATTTGTTAGGACAATATGTCCAATTACTTGAAATTTCAGTATTTGATGAATGGATAGCGAACCACGATAGAAATATTGGCAATATTTTGTTTGATGGAAAAATATTTTCTTTTATCGACCATGAATTAGCATTACCTTCTGTAATGACGGATAGTTCATCGGCTTGTGACAACCAACTATTAAGAGTCTTTTTCTCAAACAAATGTGAATTTGAACAACACAAAGCTAGCAAATCTGTAAACACTCGAATTTTACCAGGTTACACCGTGCTTGAGTTAAATGAAATTGTGGATAACACATTGGCAGTTAAGTATTTTAATGCAAAGGATTCCTCCGAAGTGGTCAAAGTCTTAGCCAAACGAATCGATCAACTTATTCCTCTAGTCCATAATCGTATTGGATTTAAGCAACAGGGAATAGCAATATGAGTGACTTAGATTTTACCTTTCCTGAAATGCCCTCTTACCAAGGTTTTTGGAATGCCATTTACTTTGAACCGATTGTTGGCTCAGGTGAGAGAATTACGATTGCTGTTTCTGCAGCCTCTGTGAATGGTGAATACAGGGTTGTAAGAGCTACGAGACCTGAACTATTTGAGTGCTTGTATGGTATACAGGCCCCAAGAATTAACAATATGGTCGATATAGTAATCAAGTCACTGGAAGGAGAGTTGGCCAAAAATAAATCAATCGATACTTGGGTTCCACCTTTTGACGGGATTATTAAAGGAGCGAACACTTACGCTGTAGATGAGAATATGACTGGGATTCTCAAGCAAGGGTTAAGGTTCTGTGCAAGTTTAAGTCAGCTATCTATCGACGCTGAACGCGACGACGTTGAAGAAGTTCAACCCAAAAGATATTCAAGTAAGTTTTCTAAAAAAATAAAAAATATAATACAGGGAACGCATCCATCGTTGATGGCAAACTTTCACCAGAAAATTAAAATATCTGAATCTGGAAGTGATGCGTTGACTGAGTATGGTTTTCTGAACGATAGGTATGTGACTAATTTTGGCCTGTTGCTACCAAGTAGACTTAGTTCATCGTTAAACATCATAAAAGCGAAAATATACGATATTGAATCGCTTAAAAAGTCATCATATCTTATGAAACCCGAACGATATGAGATAGTTATTGGAACCCCGTCTTTTGATGACCCAACGTTAACAGATGCAGCGGTTTGTAAGTTAAAGAACACTCTAGATTTAGTCGAGGAAATGGCTGTTAAAGATGATATACACATATTTCGAGCCCTTGATGCTGGGGCGGCTGCTAAACATGTCCTAGAATACGCCGCTTAGCTAACGACTCCTTAAGAAATACCTTCGTTTGATTAACCTAATTTGACTGAGGTATGTCTTAAAAGTCGCTATCTGCTAATCATTTAGGGCTATTTCTTGTGATGACTGCGTGCTTTCCAAAGTTTTAGACCTTCCAGAACTCGTGTTGCTTGAATGTCGCTACACCAAGCCACATGATCTATCCCTTTGCTAGTTTGACGCTTGGTCATCCTGCGTACGTAGGCATCAAGTGCCGTTTCTGACCCATCGCGAATAATGCCTTCCTTGGCCATGGTGATCCAAAGCGCCCGAATTTTTGAAATGACGTCGGGCTTGCCCTGCGTTTTTGGGCTGAGGCGCTTCTCAGATTGCTTTGGGTTGGTGCTTTTCTTTCGTTTGAATCCTTGGCGTTCCATTGCACTCAACACTTTGTCGAGTTCGTCTTTTTTCATCTCCTTGCAACTGTCGCTTCCTGTTTCGCGTTTGAGCAATGCGCGGTAGGTGTCATCGTCTAACTGCAGTTCACGTTTACCGACGTGTATGAGTTGGATTAGGCGTGTTCGTTGCTGCATGGTTCTTTCTCCTTAATCCACCATTCTGACACCGCACCGAGTTGCGCGTATTCGACTGCGATCAATTCGTTGTCTTGGGTATAGCCATAAGTCGCTGAGCAGAGTGGGGCATCGAATATCGCTATGGTTGCATCTTTGGTTAATGCCTCAGCTTCGATGGTAGTGGCATTTTTAAAGCCAATTAGCGGTGCGTTTAAACGTGGTTTATACATGGTTTATTGCCATTCTAAATGCGTGAAAAAAGCCCCGTTTGCTTAGGCATTCGGGGCTGATGATGTTTGCTATTCAGTCTCTTCAAGCACTGGCGGTTTATGTGTCATGCCGAGCAGGTATAGCAGCATGTCTGCCGCGCCTCGTTGATAGAGCTCTTCGCTGTTCGCTGCATCGCTTTGAACTGCGCGTAACAGCAGCACCAGGTCTTCTGTGGAGTGCTTCCTTATCGCTTTTTCAAAGAAGGCGATGCGTTGCTCTCCCAATTCAATATCTTCAGGCCCTCGCACGTTGGGGGTAATGATATCTAGCGTCGTGTTGAGTCTACGGCTCATGGCTCCCCCTTATAGCTTCGCTATGTCGAGTGGGATCTGACGGTAGCTGTCATCGCTGTTGCGTTCATACAAACGCAGATAACTGCTGGTGCCTGTGACTTGAATGGAATCCGCGATAGCATCCATCGCTTCGTTCCATTGGTCATCATCGATATCGAGTTGGCGCAAGGAGAGCACTTGGTTCACATCGATGCGGCCTTGCTTGTTAACACGAAACGCATGATCGACCAGTGCTTTGATGTGGTCGTTGACGTTTTCACTCCAACGGTTGATGCAGGCATCAATGAGGGTTTTGGCGGCCTGAATGCGCTCATCAAACACTCGGTGTTCGCCTTTGGCGCGGACGAGCTTATAACGGCCATCGAAACTCATTAACGTAACATTTCCTTTTGTTCCACCATATTTCACGTCATAGGCTTCTGCGGATAGGTCAACAAAGTCGGTGACTTCATTCATCGCGAGCAGCTTAAACGCGGCCAACGCTTGCTGCTGTTGACGGGCGGCGGTGACAACGTTTTGAACCAGGTCATCACGGATCAGATCAATCGGTTTGATTTGGCTTTCTGGCACCATGTGACCTTGAGCGTTTACGCGATAACCTTGTGGAATTTGAACTGTCATATTAATCCTCCCAGACGACACAGCAGCCAGAGTGACGCGCAGCGCGAATGCGGCGAGTCAGGCCATTTACGGTTTCAGTGATTTCAACGCTTCGGTGCTGAAGTTCCGGCACGGGTGCATCAACGTGTACCACTAACGTTTTCTCGGTTTGTACAGTTCGAGTGACCTTGCAGTTGAGTTTCTGCAAGGTTCTCAACAGGTGTTTCACCTGATATTGCGGATTCAAATCTTTCATCTTGAATACCTCACTCCATGAATTGAGTTTCAACCTTTTATTACCTTCTGGCTGATTCACGGTGTTCATTGTTTTATCAGTCGGTTGTATCGATTCCCGACGGCTATGAGCTCACGTTTAAGCAACTCGATATAGAGGCGGTGGTAATTCCCCTTCATGCTCTCAGAGTCGGTCTTTGCCTGTCGCTCTAAGCGGGCGCAAACAGCAGCTGCGTCGTATTGACGTACTTTTGTTTGCTCACTGCTTGATTGGCGACAGAGCCTGTCTGACTGTTGCTTTGCATTTTTGGACTCAATACTTAGGCGAATAGGCGTGCTTAAACGCTCTTCAAGTTGGCTATTCGGGCAACCACTGCGGCAAGCTTTCCATAAACGGATCGCATTTGGTGTGCTGCCTACATGCTTCGCGTTCTGGTGTGCGAGGCATTTATGCTTAGGGATTTCGGCTAGGACGGGACACACAACGGTGTGCCCCATGTAGACGCTTTCCACCAAGCTTTGCACTCGCTGCATGTTGCCTTGGTATTTGCCGTTAAGGACTTGAGAGATCATCGCCTTGGATACGCCCATAGCATTGGCGACGCTGTTTAGCGAAGTGTCAGCCACTTGCTTTCTTAGTTCGTCAAGCCATGTCATTGGTCATATCCTCCTTGCTTGAACAATGCTGCTTTTGCCTTTCTTTTAGTGGAACTTGAAAGGGGTAAAGTTTTTGCTCGTTCTGATCCCAGCAGCCTTCTCTGCGCACAATTGGTGCGAGTCGGCCTGTATCCCTAATGAGTAGCCATTCAATCTCTTTACCTTGAGAAGGGCTCAAGCGCTTCTTCTCGGGTTTTCTTGAGCGTTCAACAACAAAACCGGATTTGTTCAGATAGATCAGGTAATTTCTTGCTGTGCTTTCCTCAACATCAATGGATGACACCAAATCAGAAACCGTAAACTTCCTGCCTATCTTCATGTTGTTCCATAACTTTTGACGTTTTGTTTTTTGATGCCTGTATCTGATTTTTGAGCCTATTCGCCCTCGTTGCCCCCAGACGGGCTCTGCAGATTCATCGACAGAAAAGCGCTTTGGATAACGCGTTTTGCCTTTGGATTTTTTTTGAATAACCCAACCTTTTTTGAGCCATGTGTTTAGGCTGTCTCTGCAATGCGTTATGTTTATTCCCGTTGCAGTTGAGATGTCTCTGGCGGAGCTGTTTGGATGGTCTTGAAGCCATTTCCAAGCAGTTTCTCGCAGGTTGCTACTAGCCATTTCGCAACCTCCATCAGTTTCGTGCCACTGTCATGAACAAATCCAGGCTTGAAATATCATCCATGGTGACAACGCCATCGGGGGGAGGGTTACCATTCACAGAGCGCTCAATTTTGCTGAGGGCCGAGAGAATGGTTCTAACAACGCCACGGGACTTCACACGGATATGATCGAGAACTGCATCATCGAGTTGGATGTGCTCATCGATCTCCATGAGTTCATAAGCGAAGGTGGCGACGTCTTGTAAATCTGCGGGTTTAAATTCGACCCACTCACTGATGCGGTTGTGGAGCTGTTTACGGTGGGAGATACGGCGGGCAATTTCTTCCATGCCGACTAAGACAACAGGTTGTTCCGTGTTGTCGTAAATATCGCGGAAAGACTCCATGATCTTTTTACTTCCAACGACATAGTCGGCTTCATCCACAAACAGACTGAATTCATTTCTGCGAACGCACTCGATAATGGAATCAAGAGTTTGGTAAGCGCGTCCGGTAGAAACGAGGCCACATTCTTTGGCGATGCGATTCAGAATGCTTGTCGGGGTATCACTCGCACAGCAGCGAACGTATACGCCGTTAGTGGTATCGAGGTTAAAAAGGTATTGAAGGGCGGTAGTTTTACCAAAGCCACTTTCGCCGTGAATTAACCCCATTCCAGGAACAATTTGTGAGCGGGTGAGTAGGTTCTCAAGCAGTGCCATGGCGGCTGAGACGTTTTTTACATCGACAATTTTATTTCTCATGTCTATGATACCTTATGATTATGGTTGCTCTGTTGGAGCGGTCTATCAGGCTCACAATCTCTGTGAAAGATTGTGAGCCATCCCTTCTTACTTCAGGCGTTACCCAAAGCAAAAATCACTTAGCCAACCGACGAGATTTCCCGCCGGATTCAATATATTTTTGTATCTGTGGGGCCGTGAGTTGATGTGTGCGCATGTAGTTTTTGAACCACTTTTGCTGCCTCTCATCTAGCTCGTCACCGTTGATGATGATGTCTGCCATGTCCCAGGCTATTTCGCGTTCTCCTTTTAGCATTCGAGCCTCTTGCGCTGCAGTACGCTCGGTTTGTTTTCTCCGTTGTTCCCTGTGGCGTTCAATTGCTTCGAGCTCCGCATTGCTGCGTTCTGTTGATGACTTCACGCCTGCTTTTTCTAAGGCGGTGAGTAATTCGTTGTTGTGTTCGATGCTTTCTTTTGGAAATGGCACCGTATTGTTCTTTGCTTTCGCTTGAGCAATAGCTTCGGCAGCCAAATCATCAATGCCGAACTCCTCGGAATAACGCTTCATGTCGCGCTTAAATTGACGTAACTGTTTTTCGGTTTTACGTCTGGCTTCGATGAAGGCTTGAGGGCTGATTTCACGGCCTATCAAGTCAGCGTTGACGGCCTCGATACACTCGCCATCTCCATGGATTGGATACAGGTAGGCTTTGGCTACATCACAGGGGTCGAGATACACATTCACACGCTGGCGCATGTACTTTTCTTCCTGTAATTCAGGGGCACGATAAATCAGTTTGTTGACCTGTACGCCACCACGACGTATCGATTTTTCGCCAGCGAAGTTGAGCATGGCGTCAAGTGCGCGTGGGTTTGGCACAATCACTGGCTTATATTTCGTTTGTGAATATTTTTGATAGGGGCTTAAACCCTTTAAGCCACTATGAGGTTTTTGGTGATAGCTGTGTTCTAGCCAGTCATCCATAAACGCCTGAAACTCACTCGGTGTCATGCCAATGTTTAGGGCGTCTTCATAGCGCTTTTTCTTGCCTTCACCAATTCGGGCCGCAAACTCAAGGCGGGCCTCAATAAGCTCTCTATCTTTGACGTTGTGACCGATGTAGTTGGGCATCACTTCCACAATACCGCCTTGGAAGGTGCCAAAAAAACGTTCGATGAAGGGTTTTTCCCAGCCAGAAAACGGGGTTGCTTTGACGTGTTTTACACCCAGCCCTCGAATGATTGAGACGGTTTTCTTTGCAACATAATCAGAACCGTTATCCGTTTTGATTTGCCCGTCTTCATTGGGTAGCCCCCAACTTAAAATTGATTTGCGTAGACATAGCGAAACAGCTGTCGCGGTAGATGTTGGGGCGAGTAACATTTTTACTCGACGAGTGAAAACATCAATACACGCGACGATGGAAAAGCGAACGAGTTTGCCGTCAACATTCAACATTATGTCAGTGGGTGTTGAGTCCATTTCCCAAAGATCATTGGGTTGATTTACCCAAGGCTCATGCTCTTGAATGAGGCCGCGCTCTTTACCGTAGAAGCCTTTGTGATTAGTGGAAAATGTGTATTTTCCCTGATTTGAGGTGACCCATTGCATTATCCAGCGTCGAAAGCTGGATGCTCCTGGTATCTTCCATCCAGCACCTAGCTTCTCTGATTGGACGCTCGCATATTCACGCATTTTGTAAGGCTGATTTTTAAAGTGAGGTCGCTCTATCAATAAAGCGATACAGAACTTTTCGAGCTCGCTTTGATTAGCAATAACGCTGTCGCCACGGCGCACATTAGGCTTTCTAACAAGCGTTAAGATACCGCCTTCCTGTAGGCTGCTTTCCCAGCGATCTACAGTAGCGCGACTGATGCTTTTTACGGTCTCATAAACGCTCGTATCGAGCGGTAGCTCTTTGGCTTTAAACGCTTGCACAAACATTTTGTGCCCATGAGTTACTTGGTTGTCGAATGCGCGTAGGAAGGCTTCTCGATACTCGACGATCGTGAGTCGTGCAAAGGCAAGTGTCTTGTCTTTTTCAGGGCAAGTATTTAGAACGCCCATAGCTTGAGCTGAAAGAGTATGAATACGATGTTTTAGCATTCTCTCTTCTTGGTTCAATTCGCTTATAAGCTCTAGAGCAGCATGCTCACCTTGAGGCTCAAGGACTGCATCTTTTGTTAATTCTACAATTGTGGTTCTGGGTAAAGAACTTATGTGGTACTCGAAGCCTTTGCCTTCACCTTTGTTTCTTGTTTCCCAATTTTCTCGCTCGGCTTTGATTCTCATACCACGAGCGGTTGCCGGAACGCCTGGCAGACCTACGAGATCAAGGACGGAATACCATTGTTTATTCATTAGTTGTCCTTAATGCATCTTGTTCGAGAGCTTTGCCAAGCTCATCCATGATGCTCCTAGATAGTTTTCTGCAGGGCTTGTTTCCCGTCTCAGGTGCGAACGTACAGATGCAGTGATGGACTGTTCTTGGGTGAAACCCTTTCTCTTTAGCCCAGGCCGCTACGCTGTATCCTTGAGCTTTTAATGCGCCGCATATTTCATCGGCAGTATCTACCTTCATGTCTATGCTCCGTGTTAATCTCTATGTAGCTGTCTGTTTCGGTAAATTACCAAAGCGGACAATAAGACTCTAAGTGATCCAATAAGACTTATCAAGTCACTTTAGGACGGTAAATTGATTGCGCTGTGATTAAATTCGCGTGTGGTTTTATTAAATCTTTAAATATCAATTGGTTTAAAAATGTCGAAAAATTTGGATGACGTTTCATTTCCAGAAGAGGGCTTTGATTCGTTCCCAGAAAGACTCAAAGAGATTATCGGAACAGCAACGTTGAAGGACTTTGCTGCTGCTGTTGGGATCTCTGAAGGCGGGCTCAGAAAGTACTTACCGCCCGCTCGTTCTGTTCCTTCTTTTGATAAGGTCTCCAGGTTCGCCAGATATCGTGGTGTGTCTTTGGAATGGTTATCGACGGGTGAGGGGGAGAAATACGCTCTTGAGTCCAATAGCTCTCAAGAGCTAGGTAAGGAGTTCGCACTAATTGATGGTTATCACAGCACCATCGATCAAATCTCAGATGATGAATATGCTGGCGAGGTTCGTAGGCGACTTGCGTTTAGGAAAAAATGGTTATCATGGCGCGGATTTAACCCCGACAATCTCAAAGTCTTTTTTGTTAAAAGCGCTGTTGAAGGAGGGTTAATCAATGGCGGTGATACTGTCATGATCGACTTCGCGGACAGAGTCTTATCAGACGGTGCGTTCGCTCTTAAATTGAAAGGCGCAACTGTTATTCGTTGGCTAGTCGTCAAGGTTGACGGTGGCGTTGATGTTCACGCTGATATGAATCAGGCATCAATAGAATCTTTGTCTGAGACTGAAGCAGACAAGCTCAATCTACTGGGGCGTGTGGTTTGGCTAGGCAAAGACTTAAGTTGA